AGACGATGTTAAAAAATTACTATCCTTAGAAGTAACCGGTATATTCTTTAACGAGGCTAGGTTTATCCATAAGGATAATATTGACGCAGGCACTGGTCGTGTTGGGAGGTATCCAGCGAAAAGAGAAATGCCAGATGATTTATTGGAGCGTAGGTTAAGATCAGTCCAGTCAGTTATACAAAAGACTAACAGCTATTACCCTATAAAAATTTTAGATCAGTATACTAGAAACGCAATTGGCACCCCCAAAGACTTAAAACAGAAAGTAGAATATAAGGTTTTTGAGAAAGAAGTAATCCAGCAATGGCTACTAGATAGTTGTTCTTGGCCAACATGGTATGGGATTGTTATGGATACTAACCCACCAGACGATGACCATTGGTGGTATAAGGCAGCAGAGTCAGCCGAGTGGCGAAAAGATCCGATAACAAAAGAAATAAGACCGCTAGATGAAATATACAGGCAAGAGCAGTGGGAGTTTTGGGGGCAACCTTCGGGATTAGAGATGAATGCCGAGAATATAGAAAACTTACCTGCGGGTTATTATGATAAACTGATGGTGGGGAAGAGTACAGGCTGGATAGATGTTTTTGTTAAAGGTAAATACGGAACAGTTCAAAGCGGTAAACCAGTTTATGGGAAGTCTTATAATGATGAATTACACTCTACCAGTAAAGGGCTGATCCCAATACCAATGGTACCGCTTGACATAGGTTTAGATTTCGGGAATACACCTGCTGCGGTTATAACCCAGACCACACCTTTAGGGCAGCGATTAATTTTAGAAGAGATAGTTACCGAAGATACTGCTATTCAAGATTTTGCTGAAATACTTAAACGAAAATTACAAAAAGATTACCCCGGTTTTTCTTATAAATGTTATGGTGATCCCTCTGGTAAATTTAAAGACCAACAACAGAAGACAGCTTTCAACTTAATGAAGACTAAAGGTATTCAAGTAACTGCTGCCCCTTCAAATGAGATTAAAGTTCGTATAGAAGCAGTGGTGTATGAGTTGAATAAGATAACAAATGGTCAACCTGCATATCTTATAGACGGGATAAAATGCCCTATCCTTAAAAAAGGTTTTAAAAGTAAATATAAGTACCGGAAACTAAATGTATCTGGGTCTGATAAATTTGAAGATAAACCAGAAAAAAATGAGTATTCACATATACATGATGCAAACCAGTATGTTTGTTTATCTACAGGTTCTTACCGAGCTATTATGGTTGGGAATAAGAAATCAAGTGCAAAAACAGTGATTAATAAGAGTAATTGGAGCGTATGGAATCAGTAGTTTTTTATATAGTATTTACTGATATGAACGTAGAACCACATTGGATACATAGGTTTATCCGTAGGGGGTTTAGGCATTGCTTTTGCTATTATGAGTATAGGGGAGAAAAGTTTTGTTTAGACACTACTACCGCTAATATAAATTATCATTTAGGGGTTGATAAAACTTTTCTTAAATATTCAAGAGTCTTGAAATTTAAATATAAGTTTGACTTTAATAATAAAATATTTTACTTTTGGAATATGTGGCCAACTTGTGTATCTGTTACTAAAATGGTTTTAGGTATTCGTTCACGAGCAGTTACACCATACCAACTTTATAAATGCTTACTTGAAAGAGGGGCAGAACTAATTAATATATAATGTATTATGGGTAGTAGACCAAAAGCGCCAGACAATAGCGCACAAATTAAAGCAGCCGAAGAACAAAGCGCTGAATTAAAACGCCAGCAAGAAGAGGCTAGAATGGCTAAAGAAGCTTTGGCTCAAAAGAATACCGATGAACTAAAAGGTATTCGTAGACGTGGGAGAGGTAGAGCATCTCTTATCACTACTTCTGAAAAAGGATTTACAGAAAATAATAAATTGACTCCGTAATTTATGGATAAGAAAGATACTCTTTATAAGCGTTTTCAAAATGCGGTTAGACGTAAAACAAATTGGCGCAATACATATAAAGAGGCACTTGAATATTTTTCGCCTCAAAGAGATACGTTTGATGACCCACAAGAAGGTTCTAAGCGTACTAATACTGATCGTATATTTGACTCTACCGGTCAAGATGCACTGGACGAGGCAGTATCCAACGCACAAGCCGAGATATTCCCACCACAGAAAAATTGGGGTAAGCTTAAATTAGGCCCATTACTTAAAGACAAATCCGGTGATCTTAATAAAAAACTAGAAGATATTACCGATTTATTTTTCACTTCACTTCACAATAGTAATTTTGACATCCAAGTAGCAGAGTTCTTAGAGGACTGGATGATTGGTACTGGTAATATGCTTATGCACAAAGGTACCAGAGACAAACCATTTATCTTTGAAGCTATACCGTTAGATCAAGTTTATCTTGAAAGAGGTAAGTTCGGTTCGGTTGGCGGTAGATTCCGTAAATGGAAATTACCAAATCATCTTATTAAAGAGACATGGCCGGATGCTAAGTTATCTCAAACGCTTCAAGCAACAATAGAAACTAACCCATACGAAGAAACCTGCATCATTGAGTACACTATTCAAGATAAAGTTAAAAGTAGAGTGCTTACTCAAGACCGGGGCGGTAAGTCTATCAGTAAAGAACAAATGACTGATGGCTTCCGTTATATTGTACAGGAAGAAAAAACAAAAGAAGTAATTGTTGATCGTGAGAATAAGAGCCAACCGTGGATTAATGTAAGATACGCAGTATCAGCAGGTGAAGTTTACGGAAGAGGCCCAGTCTTGAAAGCATTAGCTGACAATAAAACTTTAAATAAAACTAAAGAGCTAGTTCTTAAAAATGCTGCTTTAGCAATATCCGGTATGTGGACTGTAGTTGATGATGGTATTATCAATCTTGAAAATATCGTTATGGAGCCGGGTGCCAAGATACCAGTTATGGCTAACCCGGGTAATCCAAATGGGCCGAGCATCGCACCACTTCGTAGTGGCGCTGACTTTAATGTGAGCCAGATCATCATGCAAGATTTGATTAAATCTATCAAAGGTATTTTGATGGCTGAACCAATGGGTGAGATTGATGCACCAGTTAAGACAGCTACCGAGATTGCACATAGAGCGCAAAGAATGGCAAAGCGTATGGGTTCACCTTTCGGTCGTATGCAAAGCGAAGGCGCAGAGCAAATTATGATGAGAGGTTTATACATATTAGAAGAATTAGGTATGATTGACCTTAGTGGATTTACTGTTGACGGTAATAATATTGGTATTCAGCACGTATCACCATTAGCTGTTGCCCAAGACCAAGAGGAATTAACAGCAATGACAAGATACGCTGAAATTGTTAGTGGCTTCTTTGGCCCACAAGGTTTAATGATGATGACTAACCCAGTTGAATTTGGTGCGGAGCTTTCAAGATTACTTGGTGTAAGGTCAAATATTTTACCAACCCAAGAACAAATGGATGCTATCAAGCAAGTATTAGCTCAACAAGCTGGTGCCACTCAAGGGGGGCAATCACAATAATCTTTATTAACTTTAAAAATAGGAAACTTATGAAAATATTTATATCTCAACCGATGAACGGTAAATGTGATAAAGAAATTCTTAAAGCTAAAGAATCAGCTTTATATAAGTTTAATAAATATCTTGAACATGAATATGATAAAATTAATGAAGGAAAAACCAAAGGTCTTCAAGAAGTTCCTGTTGTAGAAGTTATCAATACTTTTTTTGATAATTATGATGGGAATGCTATGCAGTTCTTAGGTAAAAGTATTTCGGAAGGGTTAGCTTTAGCAAATATAGCTATATTCTTACCGGGGTGGGCTAGCGCTAGAGGATGTAAAATTGAACATGATATTGCTGTGGCTTATGGGGTTAAAACTTTTTACATTAATGAGGTTTAACTATGACTGACGGATGGAAAGGTCTTGAGGATATTGAAAACCAAAAAATAGAATCTCTTGGTTTGAGCGATGATGAAGTTATGATTGCTCAAGCTTTCAAAGGCGAGAAAGGTGCTAAGGCTCTTGAAGCTTTACGCCGCATTACAATAGAAAAGCCTAGCTTTCAATCAATGTATACCGATGGTGTTAACACTGCTATTGGTATGGCATTGCGCGAAGGAGAGAATAACCTCTATCGTAAAATTTTATTAATAATTAAAAAAGTAGATTCCCATGGATCCAGAAAATCTAAATGAAGGCCAACCAGCCGATGTGTCTAACGACACAACGACTGCCCCGACAGACAATACATCTGCTGGGGAGTCAAATAATAACCAAACTCTATTAGCTGGTAAATATAAATCAGTTGAAGAACTAGAAAGAGGTTATCGTGAAAGTACCAAATACGCTAGAGAGTTAGGTACGAAGATCAAAGATATGGAAGGTGCAGCACCAAAAGCACCAGAGAGTTATGAGTTTGATTTCAAAGAAGTGGAAGGGCTAGAAAACGTAGAAATATCTGTGGACGACCCAGATATGAAAGCTATGATTCCAGTATTTAAAGAGTTAAACCTAAGTCAAGACCAAGCGTCAAGACTAGTAGAAGCTCATTTAAAAAATATGGCTTCTTTAGCAGAATCAAACGATCAGATTAAAGAAAAATTGGGTTCAAATGCTGATACTATTATTGGTAAGTTGCAGGAATTTACTGACAAATTACCGCCGGAAGATCAGCAAATCTTACAATCATTAGCTGACACTTCGGCTGGTATTGATTTCTTATACCGTCATTTAGTTGGTGGGGAGTTATCAACACCGGGATTACAAAACAATAATGGTACACCTCAAAAGAGTGCTGCCGAGTTGAAAGCTGACGCATTTAAGTTTAAAGCTGACAATGCAAAGTCTATCGGTTTTGACAGAACACAGCAAGAACAGTATCAAAAAATGATGCGTGCTGCTCTAGTTGCCGAAGAGAACGAGGCTAAAGCTAAAAAGTAATT